CCTGTAACCATACCCTGACCGACGTTGTAGTCGCGAGTAGTAGCAGATGAAACTGGGTTAAGAACAGCAGGGTTAGTACCAGACTGTGAAGTTGAACCGAAACCAGCGTTACCATCACTGAATCCAGCCTCTTCATCGCGTCCGTAGTCCTGACCAGAGAATGCTGAATCTACTTCGTTGTAGAATGTCTCTGTACCAGTCTGACGGCCGGAACCTGAAGAACCAGGATCGACGTAACGTGATCTCATTGCGAAGATCAGTCCAGTAGGGCCGCTCATTGGCTGTACACCAGCAAGGTCATAAGCGACCAAGTTTGGCATAGAACGACGAATTAGACTAATCAATACGGGGTCGAAACCAGCAACTGGACCAGCTGCAGTGGCATCAGCACCGAATCCACCACTAGCACCTGCTTGGTTAGCAGAGTTAGTTGGTGTTGCTTCCATCAAGTTGATACCTGATGAGAATGCTGCTTCCTCTCTGAGGAATTTTTCTTGGTTTTCTAGCAGGACAGCGGTAACTGCTTTACGATGAGGATCTTTAATTTCATCAAGACCTTCATAGTTAAGAAGTGGAGCCCACTTTTCCTGCAACTGTTCTGATTGGAACATTTGCTTTTTTACCTAATAAGTGAGTTGTTTGATCTATTATAAAATCATTTATTTCTTAAATGCTGAAAGTGACTTCAGATAAGCAGACATTGAATTAGAATGTGACACAGCACCTTCTGCACTATCTACTCCTTCTGAAAGAGTTTCAGATTTAGAATTTGGAGATGTTGCCTTTGTAGAGAAATAAGATTCTTTCAAAGTCTCCAGTTTTTCACGATAAGATTCTTCACTTTCAAACTCCACACTTTCGGAAAGTGAGGCGAGCTTCTCTTTCTGAGTGGCTGCTAGCCCATCAGAAACTGATTCAAGAATACCACTTGCAACTGACTCTCCGAGTCTGTTGTTTAGACCGATATTCTTCTCAATTTGCTCATTGAGTTTGGTCTCCATATCATCTAGTTTTTCTACCATGCTCTCAAGCACATCATATTTATCTTCAGGGATTGAAACATAATGTTCTTCAAAGAGTGACTTCATACCTCCTAAGAAGGATTCAGTCAAGTCTGTTTTAAGTCCTTGCTCAACTGCAAGGGCATTTTCTTGGAACCACTCATCTGCAACGTACTCAAGATAAGAATCAACACGCTCAGAAAGTGCAGTTTTCTCTGCTGCAATCTTTTCTTCAAGTGTCTCTTGGTACTGCACTTCCAATGCCTCTTTAACTTCGGCGACTTTGGATGTAAGTGCGGTTTCAAAAACAAGCTTTGCTTTTTCGCGGAACTCTTCGGATAGTTCTTCACCACCTAGGAGTGCATTAACATCATCCTCGATGTTAACTTCGGGTGTGGTTGTCTCTTCTTCCACGGTTTCCTCCTTTTCAGCGACGACTTCCTCAGTAGTTTGCTCTTCTTCAATTACTGCTTCATCGGATGCTTCGACTTCTTCTTTCGCAGTTTTACCTTTACGGTTAGTAACTACATCAGAAACTTGCTTAAGTGTCTTGCCAGGAGTTTTCAGCTTCGCTGAATCATCATCCGCCTTATAGTTCTCAGGTGTTGGTCCACCGAGATCCTCATAACTAGGTGCAGTGCCGCCAGTCGTTAACTTGGGCATTGGCTCACCAGGTTTGGCGTTGGCATTCACAGCGGTCTTAGATTGCTTAACGCTAGGGTTAGCTACTGACTCTTCCATTTCTTGTAATTTCGTACCACGAGACATTTGTTCGACTCCGATTTCTTGTAATTAAAATCTATATTTATTTAGAAGTTTTATAAATTTGATAAGAAATCATTAAATAAAGCAAGTTTTTGCTCATCTAATTTTTTCTGATCAACTAATGTATTAATGGTTTTGTAAGTTTTGGTTGCGAACTTCTCACGCAAGACTCCACCATCCCAAACCCAATCTTTTCCTTCCATAATTCCTGAGACAAATGCATCAGGTGCAGAAGGATCGGCAACGATATCAGCAGCAGTTGCTAACATGAAATCTTCGCCTACAACACTGTATCCTTCTTTAGTTTGTTGAAGTGAACCAACTCCACGAGATGATACTCCAAGTTTTACACCTTCTTCTATAAGTGAAGATGCAATCTTACCCATTGGTGTGCCGAGGATTTTTGCTTTACCAATAAAGTTTGAACCACTCTCTTTAAGAGAAATGATTTTATGTGAAACTCTGTCGAGGTTCACGGTAGGTCCTTCTGGATGACCTAATTCACCAAGTGCTCTTCCTGAAGTGATATGATTTTCGCTATAGCGACCTACTTCACGACGGAGTGTTTCCATAGGATAAACACGTCCATTGCGATTCTTCATATCTGCTTGAAGGAATACACCTTCAATATACATAGACTTCTTGCCGTTTTTTTGTTCGACTAGAAATTCTACTGATTCAATTTCTTCTCTAATCAGTTTCATTATGCGTCCCCAGAAACTTGAACTTGTTGAACCCATATAGAACCTGCAGCGGCTCCATTTGGTATTGCTGAAACTTTCAATGAATTAACAAGAGATGCACCGTTAAAACTAAATGCAGTACTAATACCAGATGTATTAGCTTCGACTGTTAACCTAGTTTGAAAATAACCTTGTACTCCAGTTGAGGAATCAACTGTAAGAACTTTGGTATCGTTAATTAAAGTAGTCCAGTTGCTATCATTTGCATCCGTTAAGGTTACACGATTTCCAACCACAAATGGCATTTGGGTTCCTTCTGGACATGTAATAGTAGTAGTACTTCCTTTAGTGATAGATGCAACTGCTTGTGATGCTTTAGTTAAAGCTAAAACTGCTGATCCACCAGAAGGAATATAGTAATCTGCTTTAGTTGCTACAGGATCAGTTCCTATTGCAACATTAACTGCAGTACCAACTGGTACTATTCTTACTGAATTAGATTGAACTTGAAAAGCGGCGGTTGTTTTTGCAGTTCCAGCAGCTGCAAATGTGGCCGTCACCCCTGTTCCAACTGGTCTATGTGCCATTACTACTATAACCTAGGTTCATTTACTACTTATTTATAAAATTATTCCGCACCTGTTTCAGCAGCAACGGGAAGCTCTTCCTCATCTGCTTCTGCTTCAGTTTCGGTATCGACTTCATCTTCAACTTCATCTTCAACCTCTTGATCACCAAATAAACTATTGGCTACCTCAGGTCTAAATGCATCAATTTTTTCTGCTGACTTTGAAAACAGCATATCCTTAATACGATCACTAATTTGAGATGGTGATTCATCTTTAGTAATCATATCCATCAGTTCAGCTTGAACTGCATTCATATCAGGTTTCTCATTTTCAGGCATTGTATTTAGAATAAAATAACAGTCAAATAGTATTTATACACTATATCAAGTGTGGAATTGATGTTCTAGTATCATAGTATAAAAAATATTCTTTATTTTCATTACTCTTTCATATTCTTCAGGTTCTTGATTACCATTTTGAAGATAAAAACTTAACCCGCTGTACATATAACGAACATCCTCTATAGTAAAATTCGCTTTAATAAAACCAGTCCCATTATCATCTTTTTGTGGCTTCCCAAACTCAGGCATTAGATTTCTCCGCCTTTAGGCAACTCCTTTTTCCCTGATGTGTTTAATACTTCTCCTTCCAAATCTGGTTCCATAATAGGAGCACCAGCAGCATCAACTTCACCACCCATAGCCATTGGATCTATTGGTATACCATTTTCGTCTACTGGTATATTTGGATCGGGAATAATTCCTTCTTCAATCTCCTTCTTAATGATTTCATCCTGTTCAAGAATTTCCTCATCAGTTTGACGAAGAATATGTCTCCTTACATAATCCTGAGAATAGTACTTACCAATATATGGTTCTGCAGTTGCAGCAACATTAATTCTCTCATTAAAGAGTTCTGTTTCTTTTAATTCTGAGAAGTGATTATCATACAAGAAGTCATATTGTATGTGTTCACTCATTATTTCCCAGTCTTCTGGGGTGATTATATTCTTTAAAATTAACTGAGTTTTAAGTATATCATCGAACATTCTGGAGAATCTCTTCCTTAAACGTCCAACAAACTTAGTGAATTTTAATTCATCTCTTAATATCTCTGAGGATCTTCCGAGGTTAAATCCTCCTTCTCCGTCCATTCTTGATGGGGGTACATTGAGCGACCTATATAATTTCTTTTTGAAGTACTCAATATCCGTGATTTCCCCAAGGTTTTGTCCTCCAGGAAGAGTAGAAATTTCAGTTCCACGACCTCCTTCCCTTCTAGGGAGCCAGAAATCTTCAAGCATCGCCATGTACTTCTTGTCATCGCGGATCTCTCCAGTGTTAGCGTCGTAAACAAGTTTGTTACGATATCTCATCATCACATCTCGGAGATATTGCTCAGCTTTTACTTTAGGTAGATTGCCGACATCAATATAAAAAATTCTTCTTTCTGGTGCTCTTGATAACCTGTAAATTACTAGTGAATCCTCAATCATCCTTAATTGGTTGATTGATTTAATTGCTTTATGAAGATAAGAAAGAGTTGACCCCTTATTCCTATCAACTAAACCAGAGGTACAATAAGTTACTGCATCTCTTGCCATTTTAATGCCTTGGCTATGGCCTTTTGCATTGATATTCCCAGTAGGATAAGATCCTTTAGGATTATAGATAAAATATTCTTCAATTTCAGGAAACTCATAATCCATTGGGTTATCACTTTGCAATTTCAATGCATACTTTTCACCCTCTTTTTTCTTCTGCTGTCTAACATAACGCATTTTCATTGCGTCAATATAGCGCAGTTCCTGAATACCCTCTTCAGGTTTCTTTAAATCAATTACCTTATGATAATAGATTCTTCCATCAATATACCAATTCCTATAAATCTCATGGGACTTCTTATCAAAATCCAATAGATCTAAAATATTTTTAAACTCCTGTCTAACCTTCTTCTTAATACCATCACTAGCATTTAAATTATCAAGATTAACTTGTATAGGTGTATCATTTGTATCTGATACAATGGCTTCATTTACAATATCTTCAATAGCACTATCCGCTTCTGGATGAAGTGCCATCTCACGATACCTTTTAATCAAATCAAATTCAGTTCTATAGATGCCTTCAATATCAACATAAGAACCAAAAAAACCACTACTCATATAATGGTCAGACCCGTCCTCATTATTCGGAGGAACGGGTGAAACCGTAGACGGAGATAGTGGTTCGGTGTCCTCTATCGAGAACCCAAATAATTTTGCCATGATTTATAAGTTTCCTTTTGACTATTTAGTTAGCCGTTTGGACCGCCACCTGCGACAGGTCTGAAGGATTGAACTTGGAATTCAACTGTAAAGTCTTCTATAGTATCGCTCGAATCGTAAGATAAGTCAATAGCTGCGACATTAGAGGGCCAGATATCAACAAATTCATACTCTTTCAGTACAGCATTTGAAGTACCTTCGCTACTCTTACTGCTTGTTGATGATCCTCTACCGAGTTGGAATACTTTAGCATTAGTCATATAAGCAGATGGATCAGTAGCACCAAGGTTGGTATCCAACTTAGCGATTAATTCTGCCCATTCTTCAAATGCATTTCTAAGTACAAACCCTTCATCATTAATAACAGTTACCGTCCAAGTATCAATTGTACGATCTCCTGCGACTTTAAAAATACGACCCCTAAATGGAACATCAATGTTAGCGACATTTTGTGCTGGCAGTTGAGCTGCTTTACACATATATCGGAAACTATCTGCGTCCCAAGAAATCCCTGCAGGTAGAGTTGTGAGTTCTACCTCAAACAGATTGGGTCTTGCGCCGCCACCTATGAGTGCCGACTTAAATTGAGAAATGGTTTTGTTTTCTCTTGATGTTGCCATGATTTTCTTTTCTCCTTGTTAGTTATTTAGATGAATTTTACGATTATACTCGACCAGCGACTTCTTCAAATGAAACGCCTGTTCTAGTAGCAACGAATGTAAGAGTTACATAGTTGATAGACTTGGCAGGTTTCAGGTAGATGTCTGCTCTAAATTCATTGTTATCAATAACGTCGGGAGTGTTATTTGTTGTGTCGCAAACAACTAGGAATCCGTAGAGTCCACGTTTTGCTTCGACATCACGCAAATAAGGTTCAACAATGTTTCTAAAGTTCGCTCTAGTTAATTCATCATTAAGTTCAAAGAGTTGTGCTTCAGCAGATCTTTGTAGTGCTTGTTCAATTGTTAAGAACAGGCGACGAACGTTGATTCTGTCAAATGCGGATGCATAACCAAGTGCAGTCTTATCACCAAAGAGCATAGTACCAACGCCAGGTTTTGTGATAATAGCGTTAACTCTTTGTGGATAAAGAATGTCTCTTTGATCCTTAGTTGGATTATATGCTAGTTTAATAGCATTATTAATCATACCTCTTTGCTGTCCAGCAGGTGAGAACCAAGGATAAGCAACGATATTTGTGCGACACATTAAACCAGCAACGTCTGCGTTGGTTGGAATGTATCTAAACTCGTTGTTAAATCTGTCGTAGGTGTACTTGTAACCACTATCGAAGATTCCGTAAGAGGAAGATGTAAGTGGACTAAAGTATTCTACTAAGTTATCTGTTTGTGTTGTTGTATTTGTAATATTTACAATGTCTGCCCTATGTGGACCAACAGTTGCAACACAATCTTTTCTCTCATTTGCAAGAGAAATTAGATAATTTGCTTTAGTCTGAGATAGGTTCTTAGCACCTAAACCAGGACCCATGATTAGGTAATCAACTGCAATTTCATCCTTATTCTCAAAGAGTTTGTAGGATGTTTGTAGATCACCTAGTGTTGCAGTCATTCCACCGTTTTCACCGATGATTGGAATTCCTGCGGAGTAGTCTTCACCACCACCTAAGGTATAAGTAACATTTCCGATTGCGGAGAATGTATTATCCTGTGCTGGTTGACCCCATAAACCTTGTGCGGTTGTGTATGGAGTAAATGCTGTTCCAAATCCAGTTGCTCTTGGTTCTGTACTCCAATAAGCATCTTTAGCATTAGATGGATTATATCCAGCATATGTATTGTCAGAGTAATCTGCAATATGCTGTTTGTAGTAATTCTTCTGAGGAGAGTTTACAGATGATACTGAATCAACTGCCTTGGAAAGACCAACGTGCTTCTCAAGTACGTTACCTTTAATTCCAGTGATTGAACCATAATCATCAACAACAGCAACGTGCATTGAATCACCTTCACCGTTTCTATCAGTAACAAATACGTTAGAAACAGGTTTTGGTGCAATAGACTTCCAATAGATTGTTGCGTTGTCTAATGTAAGTGTCTGAGCATTATACCAGTCAGCAACAGATGCAGCACTTGCAGAAACTGCAGTGTTAGCAGCATTTGGAGCACCAGTGTTAACACCAACGTTGTCTACAAACCAAAGAGTATCAGATGCTTGGAATGATGCATATGAAGTTGACTCTTTATAGTCAATCTTAGTTTCTGCATAAACTCCAGCAGTACCACCAGCACCAGTTACACGAGAAACAACTTTAACATCAATTGTTGATGCACCATTTGTTGCGTCTGTAGAAACACCAGTGATAATACCCTTAAGGTATCCGTTGAAGGTTGAAGTGGTTCCAGCACCTGGAATAACTTCGTTAATTAATGCAGAAGTAACACCATAACCAATCTTAGCACCATAGTCACCAAGACTAGTAGTGGTAATACCGATTGTTTGATCTGCTATATCATCAATAACACAAACCTTTAGACCATTTGACCAAGAACCAGGAGTTTTTGCTGCCCAGGAGAAATCGGAAGTTGAAGTCCAATTTGCTTGGTAATCATCATAATTCTTAATTTTTGTCGTTGTTTCAGATGCAACACCAACACCAGCGTTACCAGTGTTCAAGTTGGTATTGTCAGTTCTAACAACCTTTAAAACTCCCCCGTAAGAAAGATAAGATGCTGCACTCATCCAGTACTCATATTGAGCATCTGTAGATAGTGGCTTACCAAAAGTTGCTATCAGATCTTCTTCAGTTGAAATGTCAATTGGGTCATCGATAGGTCCAATTCTAAAAGGACCAGCAATTGCACCGATGTTATCCAGTACATTATCAGCTCTTCCTACTGTTAAGTCAACCTCTCTAGTCAGTACTCCAGGAGATAATTGAGGAGTCGCCATGTTTTCTTTCTCCGATTCTCAGATTAATCTAAAAATTATTTATTGTTTTTGGGGTTTACATATAGTTCCACATATAATCCATACCACCACCCTTGTCGCCATACTCATCAGTATGCCATCTATCACCTTCTGCATCGACAAAACTTTCATCATCTAAACCATCAACCATAAAACCAAATGGAGCCATATCTTGCTCAATTTGATTCTTTTGCTCTTCATATAATCTTTTTCTTACATCTTGATCGGTTAATTCTTTAAAGTAATCATTCTGAACTAACCAAGCATATATGACCAAACACATAGCAAGGTCATCATTACATCCCTCTTCTGCCTCAAATGAATTATGCTTTTGTATGAATGTTGTTAACTCAGATATAATTTCATAATCCTTAAATATAATCTTATCAGATTCAATAAGTGTTTTTAAGTTAAGAGATCCAACTTTTTTAACAGTCTTGGACATCTTAACTCCCATTTGAGTCTTCTTACCAGAAAATCCTTGACCAATAACTTGACCTGCTCTTCCTCTCATAGATGCCATGAGAAGATTATCATACTCAAGATCATAATGAATAATAGATGCTACTTGATCACCTATATCATTTACCTCACATAATATGAATGCATTATTATATTTCTTCGCTATTTCCCAAATAACATTTGGGAATAACATTGGTTTAATCTCATTATTTCTAAACTTACCAACAATTCTATGAGGAAACTCTGTTATATCTATCAATATAAAAGCAGAGTAATCTGCATTAACACCTCTTGCAACATCAACGGTCATCAAATAATCATGACCTTTTTGAGGATGTT